ACGGCAAGCATCTTACGCCTGTCTGAGGGCTTAAAAAAACCCTTAGCTTCTAGGTATATATCCCTAACCTTAAAGTCAGGGATGTAATTAGCTTCTATAAAGTAATTTAATTTAGTACATTCGTACTCATAGTTAACCTCTAACTCGTCAAGTAAATCAGCCACCTGTTCTTCTAGGCGGCTACGCATTAGAAGTCTTCATCCTGTTCTTCTATTGAACAAGGTGATGCATCTACTATTTCAGGCGCATCTATCTTAAATCCTGTAGTAGCTCCACCGAATGTTTTCAATGCATCTTCAGCAGACATATTACCTTGATCGGTAACACCAGCACCGTTATTAAGACTAATAACTTGTACTGCCTTAAGCTTAAGAGATGTGCCTATATCTCCAGCTGGCATGATGTAAGGCTTCTGAATGAAAGCTAACTTAACTGTACTACCATTATAGATTGGTGTTTCTTTATCTGTGATTAAGGTACCCTCTGTATCAACGATAGCAGGGAATAACTTATCCTTATCTTTCCATGAGAATCTAACCTGATAGGTGCCAGGATTGTTCTCTAACTCCTCCCAAGGCTCAGGTTTAACAGTAACCCTCTTAGGGTTCTTAGCTTTTGATCGTGCCCAATCAAGAGCAGATTCTCTTTCTTCTTCTAACTTAGACACTATACTCTTAGGGAGTAGGGCTGATAGTTTATAGCCCCAATCCCCAGGTTTTAGTATAGCTTGGAACCCATCAAGTACAACGGGTTCAGGGGTGACGTAAGTGGTCATGCGGTTAACAAAAAAAGTAAGTGGACTTTTCTACTACTTCGGGATCTAATGTCCCTACTATAGGTGGCGGTTCTGATGCATTGATGGCTTCACCAAATCGTGTAAGCCAACAGTCGCTCGTGAATATTTCCTTGTAGGTTTTACGCACAAGCTCATTGAGTGTTCCCATGTCTGTTGCTCTAGTAAGTACTGAGTCATGGATAACGGTAAATGGTCCATTGAACTGTTGAAAAGAACGGTGCAACAGGGATGCATCTAAGGAGTGTATGTAATTAGGTGCAGTACTTAGCTTATGTTTTCTAGGACTTGCTATTATTTCTCCATTAGGTTTGGGTACTCTTATAGACACCCTACCTAATAGTTGTAGCTCCATACGCTCTGTCTCTATATTATCTCTACGTTGGTTGACGATAAAACCAGATGGTGTTACCCATTCAACGACTTCTGCTCCATTCTTAATATATTCTCCTACATGTTTCTTGATCCAGCGCATTACACGCATTGGACCAGGAACTATAGCATCCATGCTTTGATAGACTGCATTAACTACCTGAGTTAACTCCTCGGTGGTTGGTTCTATACCCTGTTCTTTAGGAGATTCTCGGATGTACGCCCTCGAACTATCTTTAGTTGAATTGTAGGGTATGGTCATTACGGTACGCTTTGTGGTTTTCCGTACCATCCAAGGATGCATGTACTCAGGTAAGTATTTCTTAGCCTCTGTGGCTACAGCTTTGTAAGCATCACTAGGTTTGTCAGCAGGGGCAACGTTAACAAGTTCAGCTGTTGATTTATCTTTAGCTAAACCTGCTAGTATTTGTAGCCCTGAACAGGTAGCATCTACCGCTACCATTAGACCTGTAGTTTTCTTGTCACGTTTAATACAACAGTGGTAGTGTTCATGACATGCTGCCATAAATTGCCACGGTTCTTCTACCTTTTCCCAATCGGGAAGGTTATCTATCGGGTCTAATGCAACCCTTGTGATTAAGTCTTTATTATCCTCTACCCATTTAAGACGATCAGACATAGTATCCTTATCCAAACCAGCCGTTGTAGCTACTTGGAAAGACAACCATTTCTCAGCATCTTTAGTGAGAGGTGACTCATCAGCAAACCTTATAAGGGACTTACCAAAGTCAGTATCTTGTGGTGTTAAGAATGCAGGTATAGGGTATGCTCTACCCCTATAGCCGAACGACCAGGGTAGGTAATAATACTCTTCATACCTAAACTTCTCAGCTGCTTCCAGTTGTGTGCGAGTTCTTACTGATCTTTTGAAATTAACCCGATCAGTATTATAAGCTTCAGCCATCGCTCTCCTCCACGCCAGACTTTTCTCGCTATCCTCATCAGCGTCAGGAGGTCTTGGAGGTTTGTAAGCTTCAGTAATAGGAATAAACTTTCCTACACTTCTCTTCAACTTCTTCAAGACTAAAGCTGTATCTAGTACAACTGTACTCACACGGTACTTAACGTTCTGAAGCTTGTTTAAGAAAGCCATCGGAACCTTCCCGTGTATAATGGTGGGGTTGCCCCTTCGTGTTAGCTGATGCCCTCGCATCATTCGGTTTGTAATGTAACCACCGTAGATAATACCACCGTTTACATCATAATCCCATTCGTCTGGGGTTACTAACATAGGCCAAGGTATACCAGCAAATAACTCAGCTGATTTGATTAGCTCTTCACGCTTACTCTTGAATAAATCTGTAGGTACCACCCTATAGATATGTCTTTTAATAGAAGAACGCTTTTTACTAATCTCAAACCAACCAGTAGTTTCAATTAAAGATACTAAACCCCATCTACCTAAACTAATTTTAGTTTTAGTAGGCCATCTATCCCAGCGTATATCACGCTCACCAAACTTTTGACTGGCTATAGTTTCTTTCTGTTGAGTACCACAAGCTTCATGGAAATATACCCTATTAAGGTATTCCATAAATTCAGGATGTTCTCTGTTGTACCAGCGGAATTTACATTCAGCTTCTAAAGCACTGCCAATTGAATCTAGTATTGGTGTTAGTTTGTCGGCTGCTTTAGTCTCAGGAGTGTTGAATACTCTGTCAAATGTCACCTTCAAGATGATGGTGGCAATAGCTAATGGTTCTAACTCATCAAGATACTTAGCGATAGGTTGATAAAACTTACCGTTCTGTCCGTTCTTGATCTTCCATTTAGTATCCTCAATCTTTTTAATTAAAACTGGTAAAGCTTCCCTTATTGAGGCCACTCCGTAAACGCTTGCTGAAGCGTAGGACTTCTCCTCTAGCTTTCTTGTTGACTCTTGTAGTCTTTGTTTGCCGCAGGCGATTGCCTCGGCCTCCAGAGCGAATTGCCTTGGCAACTGGAGCTTGTTGAGATTCACCATAGGCGAGATACATTGCGTATTCTTGGTCAGTGAGTTGATCAATCTCAAATTGGTTCAGATCAGACATCATAGTTTTTACATTGTTGGTCAGCGGGGAAATCCTCACAGTATTCTTCAATATTATTGAAGGCTTTCCAGTTTGGAAGGAAGAAACCAAGCTCACCTTGGTGATTAAGTTTAACATCTAACCTACCTATAGCAGCTAGAAGTACCATTAAATCAGTTGGTTCTTTTGGATGCATTACATCATCCAAGCGGTAGATCTCACCAGTGTCATCATTAACCCAATAACCTTTAGCATCTAGTAGTAGAGCTAGGTCTTGTACATTAATAGTCTTCTGTTGGGATCGTATCACGTATTTCGTCATGGGTGATAATGCTTAGTTCGCAGAGGTTTTCCATACATTTGTCTATGTACTTTTGAGCATAAGCGAATGACTTGTAAGACCGTTCTTCGACCTGACCAGTTATCCATTTAGATCTAACAATACACAGGTATTCTGGTTTGAGATCCCACTGACAGGCTGCATGGAAGCCATCTTGGATTGTATAAGGAGTTGTTTTGTCAGATGCTTTCCAACGCATGACCTCCCTGATCCTATTCTTGTAAGGATCTTTTGATCGTTTCATGTTTGTCCAATTGGGAAATATCCTGGTGAGGATGGTAAATCTCGGTGGGTGCTCCAGTTAGCAAGGAAGGTTATACCCATTAGTATACAGAATGTATACGCTAAGGCAAACCTCACTTCTTACGCTCCACGAGAAAGTCATATTTGTCCACCATTGTTTTACAACCTTCGCAGAATAAACCACACCAGCTGAAATGGAAGACACGGGTACCACCGCCACAGTGAGGGCAGCGGATAACTCTCCCGATAACACCAGCGTTGTCACATCTGGTGTACCTAGTCATAGGTTCTAAGTTATCATGGATAACCTTGGTATGTACTACCTTACCATGACGGATGATTAGTTTCTTATAGGTCTTGGCAGACATTGTTTCTTAGTGGTGGCTCATAGAAGATGGATTGATTCTTAACTCGTTGTGATTCTACTAGAATCTGAGCAGATTTGATAGACATTCGTTCTAGGATTACCTCCATCTGTGTTTGTAGGTGCTTGAAGTCACCTATCAGTGTGTTCAGTTCGGTCATAGGCAGTGCTCGGCTTGATGATGGTGGATAATGTCAGGTATTTGAGTGCTTTAAACATCATGTCGGGGTCATCGTTGAACTTACCAAAGCCAAGGTTGCAGCTATTACACACATAGCCTCGGAAGTTATCGGTGTGGTGACAGTGATCGAGCACCCAAGCCTCCGTAAAGCGTCCACAAGCAGGGCAATCCCCTGGATCTGGTGTTGGGTGTAGTTTACGCAGCCTAGCCCGTACAGAAGCCATAGCGTTGGAGCATTTCTTACATGTATTCTTACGTCCAGCTGTTGCTGTTGAGAATAATGGGAATGACTCCACAGGTTTGGACTCCATGCACTTACGGCAGTTCTTTAGATGATGCATTAGATGTCACATAATACGGATAAGCGTTTGGTGTGTTGTTTAGAGTTATCCTCAGGATACTCCTTATCATTCATAGGCTCATAGAAGTCTTCCATGTCCTCGTCATTCTTTTCATGGTCTTTGTTCTGTGACATTTAGATCGGATGAGTAGTCAGTGTATACAAGTGAGTCCTCAAGGTCAGCTATTCCTAGCTCCTTAAGGTACTCAAGCTGAGTCTGTTCAGTATCCTCGAAGGTAACAGTCACTAGACTCTGCTTATAATCCATTTCGTAATTGATAGCTCTGGATAAGAACGTATCAAGTACACCCTTGTCAAAGTACATGCGTACCTTATTGGTCATGTCAGTGTATGTGCTCATGAAGCCATCCTCCAATCATCTTTGAAGTCTTCGATTATGTCATAGTACGTGACACGGGCTGCCTTGATACAATTCTGGTTGACCCAGAACCCATAACTCATGCGTGGATTGAGGCATAAGTTAGTGATGGCTCTCTTAGATCCATTCTCGTAGATGTAGATGTCGCCACTGTTACAAGTAACACGAACTATCCCTCTAAAGAAGTTAAGAATAACAATCTCTTTAACCCATTGTGATGTGCGCTTTTTAGGTTGGAACTTTAGTCTCATAATAAATAAGCAAACTACATTGGCGAGAGGCGAGAACCCCTCATGCAGCCGTGATTGTGGTCAACAGCTGCAAGTGAGGATCATCATATGGTGTAAGTCTCACCATTCTCAATCCTTTCCTGTCTGTACCTCTTGCGTTCTAGTCTTAGAATAGCAGTCCAGACATCTTCGGGGATAGGCTGACCATTAGTCATGGTCGGTGATGTCCCAATATCCTGATGGGTGTGATCGGTACTCATAATTAGTATCGTGTAGGTGAGTAAGTGCTGCCAACACTGCGGGATCTTTTAGGGCACTGCGGCTAACTAGTACCCTGCCTTGATCAATAGGTATTAGATCAGACATTGTGTATCCTCTTGTAAGTGACCCATGTGATAGCTTGGATGTCAGAGTTTAAATACTCTTCATTGAGTTCCTCATTGATGAATGAGGTAGCATCTCTGTATCCTTGCTTGATTGTTTGCCTTAAGCGTTTACCTATGGCTGGTACTTCCTTGACTGGAAGACGCACACCCATAAATATACAGTAGGCATGTCCGTCAATGCAAACATCATTGACCTCAGGTCTAGTGATGCAGTTGAAGAACTCATTAACCTTAGGTCCATGTAGTATGGACTCGATAGACTCGCCAGTATCCTGTAATATTCTAAC